GGTCGTGCCATGTTTTTTATGTTTAAAATACTAGATGGAGTTACTGACCAATCCGGTCCTTCTTCTTCCTCATCTTGATAAGGACCCCAGCCTAATTTCTTTTGAATAAAGGGTGCTGCAATCATTGCACCTGCTCCTAGTCCGAATGCATGCTTGCCACTAAACCTTCCACTTTGCCATGGGTTAAAAATTCTGTTCGCCCAGCCACCCAGTGTTTTAGTACCTAATTGTTTTCCCATTAAACCTTTAAGAAAACCTGCACCTTTCATACCTGCAAGTTTACCACCAAACATTGAACTACCACCTGCAAAAGGACCCATTCCCATACCATACATGCCTAGACCACCTATCAAAGCAGCCTTACCTAGTGGGCTTTTAGCTATCTTCTTGACACCTCTGAAAGCTTTCTTAACTAATTTTCCTAGACCGTAAGGTTGTCTTAGACTTCCTATACCTTGTAGTTGTTGCGGGTTTTGCATTCTAGATATTGTCATAATTTTGCCTTAAATCCTATGCTTACTTTGTTTTACTAAATAAATCAAGAGGTGGCATGATTACTCGGACATCTCTTCTGATGTCTTTTTCAGGGATTCCTTTAGCTTTCCACTCTTCTTCTGTTTTATACACCTCTTTTGTTTTAAGATTTGATATAGTTGTTATTACTTTAGTTGGTTTTAGTTCTCGCATTAGTCTACCTTCTCCTTCTTAATGTTTAAATAACTAATTGTTATGTCTACCCCATCAGTCACTGTTCCTGCTGTTGTATAAGAAAGAACTGTGTCGCCTTGTACTACCATAGGGTTAGTAAGAATTTCTACACTGGTTGCTGCGACTAACGTTTGAGTATTAATAACCTGAAAAGCATTGTTAGTAATTGTTATAGTAGGTGTATTAGATCCTGACTTATTAGTTACATGTAAAGACTTTATTATAACTGTTTCATTAGCTCCTGGATTTAATAAAGTAATAGGCCCTTCAGCACTCGTACTCGTTGCTCCATAAAATTTGTATTCATTTATTACAGCCACTATTCTAAAAAGAAACTCTTCGCTTCTATCTCCTGTTTGACTTCGTCTTGAAACGAAGTATTTAATTTTGTTATGACACCGTCAAGGTCCCGGACGAGTGATTGAAAAGTTGATTCTTCGTATTCAGGAGAAGCTCTAGTTAATGATTGTACAATCTTTGCCATTATAATGCCGTTGCTATTCCTCCATAAAAGAAACGTACTCTTCCACCGTCAGCTTGATCTAAATGCTTTGGTCGTATCTTATCCCATTCTAATTGGAGGCTAGTAAGGTCATCAAGATTTAAGGTTTTTATATCTATATCTTGTTTTTGTAGCCACGTAGTAAAGTCAGTATCACCTGCATACCCACCAGGATTAACTACTCGTCCTCTGTTATAACCAATTCTTCCACCTTGAGCAAAACTTCCTTCATACTTTGAAGCAGTTGCCGCATCTTTATATTTATGAAATCCTCCCCCAATATCTTTTACATCTTTAGAAGCAATTGCTTCTCCTGTATGACTTCTTGGGGGGCCTGTTTTTGCAGCTTGTTGTTCTGCAGCAACGGCTTGTACTTTTGCTAAATTATCCGCTTGTATTTCATCAGCTATTCTTTGGTCTTTTTTCGCTTTTCTAAATGCTTTATATTTCTTGATGCCTGTAATTCCTGACCATTTATCTTTTTCCTCCTCCCATCCTTTTTTAATTTTACCCATGGCTGATTCTGTGCCAAGAGTAAAAAGACCTTCAGTATCACCTATATCGTGTTTAAAGAGTGGTTTTTTCTTCCCACCTAACCGTTCTAACGCACTTGCGATTAATGGTTTAACATTTATGCCTAAGTGATTTATATTTTTACCTTCAAAAGTTTGATATTGACCTAATTGAGGATTATAAAATCCTTGAACTTGTCCAGGTTTAAAAGATCCTGTCATGGGAGCATGTTGTGACGGAGGACCTGATACCATATCCGTACTAAAAACATTTTTATCAAACATTTTCATATTACTTTCATCTAGATTACCCCATCTTCCAAAGCCACCACCTCTATCTCCTCTTTCTTGTTGTCCATAAAGAGGAGGCAAAACATAAGGTCGAGCTGCTGCTGTTGAAGTGATTCCTGAACCCATGATCTCTGGGCCAGTAATATTTCGTTGAAAGTTTTGTTGGTAATATCGTTGTGGAAGATACTCATCTCCTGCTTGATAATCTATAAGATCTTGACCTGTGTATGCCATTATCCTCTTCTCCCGTCGGGTTGTATATCTAATCTAAAAGTTCCTAGTTTCCAATTCTCTGCAGATGAAGTGTTTGCTATCTTAAGCGCGATTGATCTGGCTCTGACGCGAGTATCCACTTTATCACTAGACGATGTGATTGTAAAGCTCGTTGTAGTAGCACTATCGTTTGGAAAATTTCTGGTGATTAGGCTTACCTGTGTATCACCAGTTTGAGTAATAAAATCAGGTACAAATCTTCGTATCTTCATAATGTATTCACCGTCTCCTCTAAGGTCTGGCATGCCTATTACTTGTCCCTGAGAGCTTCTTCTTTGGGTAATATCAAAATCACCTGAAGTAATACTTCCAAGTACAGCAGTGATGACTCCACCAGAGTCTACCTGGTCGGTCCCTGTTTCCTGTTCATAGTATATAGTGGTACCGTCTGTGTTGCCGGTAACATCAAACGATGCATTATCGCTATCATCATAGTTACACGCATGAGGTTTATCAAACACTGCCGAATCGGCCCATGCAGTCCTGTCTAAGGTACCCGTCGTCCAGATAGGTCGTTTATGCATTTTGGATTCTACATAGCTGTAGGTTACTACTCGATCCACCACCTCTGAACCTGTACTACAATAGAACCATTGAATTTCTCCGAACAAGTTATTTAATCCACAGTTAACTAGGTCTTTAGGAGTTGAATTAAGTCCATCATAAACAAAGTCTTCTACTAAACAAGGCATTGATTTTAACTGACCATCGTAAGCAAAGAAACCATTCTCTGACATCCAGTAAGAGGTACCATCAACTTCTACAGACGCATTCTTTCCTAAAAGACCACAGTTAGTTCCTGCCTGTTCAAACGAGAAGGTAAATGGTTGGCCTACGAATCTCATTAAAAACAAAGCCGTATCAGTCCATACATAAATGGCATCCCGACCTCTTTTAGCTCCCATAATTACTGAGCCTGCTGCAAGTCTTTGTGTGCCGGCTGTATTAGTGGCTGTAACAGTATAAGAATCAGCAGCATCAATACTTTCCTGGTTAGACCATCGGATGTACATATCATCTTGTGTTCCTCCGGATCCAATAGTTGTTTCGGTTCCAAAAAATACTAAGTGCCTGTCGGGTGTTGAAACTAATACATGACGCGATGCAGTTGGAGTATTGGCTATCCGCGTGGCTCTTGTAGAAGTAGACCCGGTCGCATCCCATTCGAAACATGAGCCATTATAAATTAATGCTATTAATTTTGTTCCGTAGTTATCCAGAACCCATAGGCCTGGATCAATTGTATAATCTGCAGAAGAAGCTTCGCCCCATGCAACGTAGTCTGTGATATTAGTGACAGTTACTCCAGAGGTATGAGCAGCTCTTGTTGTTCCATTAACTGCACGCGCTCCTCCACTTAAAGTATTTGTTCCTGTATCATTAGCGGTGTAACTTATATCTTCTGTTCCAATTCTAATTTCTCCTGATGTAGGAAAAGCCGCAGAGCTGGTTAGAACGACATCGGTAGTAGCATCATCAGGAAGTGTTGTTGCCAGAGTAGTAGTTGCAGGACCTGGAGAAGTTCCAGACCATGAACCGGTTCCCCAACCATAACCCCCTAATTGTTTAGCAGGTCCTACTGAATAATAACATAAGACTGAAGCTGAACCACTGGCAGCCAGAGGTGTTCCTGATTCAACTACGTCCATTGTAATTTCAAAAGTAAGAGAGGTAGGCACCGACGTTACCATAAATTTTGTGTCTTCAAAAGTAGCGTTGGTAAAAGTGGATCCTGAGAGACCGGTCACTGCATCAAACAGAACGATATCGCCATCATTTAAGCCATTAGTTCCTGAGGATGTTACGGTGACAGTTGTTGAAGAACCGGTACTTGTAAAAGTACAGCCTGTAAGCGTTACTCTAATAGGGTGTATGTCATAGAATATACCCCCTGAATAAACATATAAAATTCTGTTAGTGCCTATGGCCGCATATTTAATACCAGCATTATCATCCCAATGATGAAGTGCCCTTCCTGCACCAGTTAATTTATCAGCCCCTAACTGTTGCCAACCCCCTATTTTTTCAGGAGTACCATATCTGAATCGAACATTATCACCATCAGACCATTGGCCTTCAGCTCCGGTTTCTGTGACTTGTTTGTTGAATCCTGGTAAGAACCCTAATTTTTGTAGCATATTAAAACCTATTTATTATCATTTATACCAGATCTAAGGGGAATTCAAATGTTAAAAGCAGGAGACGTCTGTGGTGGAGTTGCCTCCTGCCAGACTATTTTATAAACTATTTTTTAGGGACTGTAAAGCCTTTATACCATGCCGGAAGTCCTAAGAAAGGACGCCCATCAAATTTATTTGTTTTAGCGGTTTTCTTTTTAGAATTGTTATAATGCAAGAAAACTTGTCCGCAATCTTTACCAGGAAAAGCTTCTCGCCAATGTTCGAGATCACATCCAGAATAAAGTAACATATCACCTGGTTCTAAATCTACTTTGATACCCGCTTGACCTTTTTTACCAGTAGGATCTAGATAAAGTGGCCACGGATCTCCCCCTAAATGTAAGGTAGTGGAGACTTCACAGGAGTATCTATCTTTGTGCCGATGAAGAACATCTCCAGTCTTATAAATCCTGGCATAAGAATAAGTTTCATTTAATTTATATCCCGTTTCTTTTTCCATCTTTTCTCTTAAAGCTTCTAACAATGTTTCCATTACTGTATCGGAATAATGAGAGTAGGTATTGGGAACTTGGTTATCATTCCATATTCCCCAATATTCTGTAAAGGGTGAGATATATTTTTGATCAAATAAAAATCGAGCTACTTGTCTTTTCTTTAAAAAATAAGAATAGACAAATGAAGCTAGTTCTTTTGATATCGCTCCTCTTAATACTTTATATTTATCCTTTTTGAATGGCATTAATCTTTTCCTTCTATACTAGTTCCTTTGAAAGGGTCAAATCTAGTATCTCTATTGTGCTCGCTATACTTTTTCTTCTTCTCTAATTTATGATTTATCAACGTTTCAACAAAATCTGAATTATGTTTTTTAGGATGTTGTCCTAGCGTTGCATGAATATATGCAGCTCGAACGGGATCGATGTCCTTTAGTTTAATGATATTAATTACTTTATTTTTTTTGGACATTTAATACTCCTTTAGGTATTGCTTGACAGTTCCAATGTATAAACCTAAAGGGTTCATAACCCATATCCACTGCATACATATGAGGCATGTATGAGGGAAAGAATATCATTCTTCCAGGTTTTACTTCATAATTAATTTGATGACTAGCATAACTTATTTTAGTCGTATCTTTTTGAGGTAAAAGATTCATCATGTTCCCTGATCTTGGGTCTTCAAATATTGGTCTTGATGTTCTTTCACTAGCTTTTAAAAAATAGAATCCGGACATATGGCCGTTCCAATGGGTGTGTAAACTATGCTGACCTGCACCTTTTTTAGCAAATTCTTGTACCCACATTTCCGTAGTAAACAATTGATAATTAGTTAGATCAAAACCCATCTCTACTAAAAGATTATGCGCTGTGGCACCTATGTAATTAGTTAATTGATTAAAGTTAGGGTCTGCAACTAAAGGAGTTGAATGAAACACATGACCCATGTCTCCTCTATCTCCAAACTTTTTATTTCTTTTAGCTATATCTTTTTTTAAATTCTTCTTGGCTATTTCAATATAAGAGTCAGATGCTTTATTTAAATCCTCAACAAATTGAGGAGCATCTGCAAACCATATAGGGCATTGAAAATAATCTTCTCTATTTAATTGTGTAGGGAATGTCTCAGTTTTTTTCTTTTTCATTTAAATGGCCATCCTAAACTCCACATGACTAAACTATGTCTGGTTCCTTTTTTAACTGGACACACTCTATGCCATACGAATCCAGGAAATACAACCAAGGATCCTTTAGGTAATATCTCTTTACACTTTCTAATGTTTGGTTTTTTATCAGGATCTAAGTTTCTAAAATCAAATTCTAATTCTCCTCCTGTATAATCTTTTTCATCCGATAAAGTTAATGTTACAGATAGTTTTCTAATTTTTCCATTAGAAGGATCACCTTGTTGTCTTTGATAAGGTTTATCCCAGCCATCACAATGCCAGTCATAATACTGTCCTTTTTTATATTGTGTAAATTGACAGGCTTCACTATGGTCCCATTGAAAATTCCAACCGGCACTAGTATTGGCTTTATAAACATAAGGTTGAACCTCTTTATAAATCCAACGCTCACTTAACCAAACAATATCTGAATCTCTTTTCTTTTTTAAATCTTTAATTTGTTTTTGATTTAATTTTTTAGGGTCTCCATAACCACCCGTAGTTGCTAATTGATCTTGAATAGATTTTGAATATTTAATAATTTCATCACAGATTCTACTAGGGACAGCAGATTGAAAGTACCAATAATGGTTTGTTAAGTTCATATGTCTTTATATCTTTTTTATATAATAAATAAAAGGGACAGTAAATAGATTTGGTCAATTTGTTCTTTTACCTATATTAAAAGATATTACAATTTTTTTACCTTCTTTTTTAACACTTGTATTGTGGTTTAGATTACTTTTAAATATCAATAACTGACCTTCTTTACAAGGGTACTGTGTATATTTAGCAGAAAGAGGGTTAGGGGTAGAAGGAGGCAGAATCATATCGTCTTCCCTGTAAAAATAAACACTGTCTGAAGGAGCCGTTTCGACATAAAACCCTCCCGAGACAATGGATCCAGGGTGAATATGCTTGGCTAAATTATCATTTTTAAAGCTTATATTAAACCAGGAGCTTTCTACAAAACATTGATTGAGAAAGGTCTGATCATATCCCAATTCTTTAAGAAACACTTTTGAATGAACTAAAAAATCATTCAAGAGAGGTTTAAAAAAATCATCATTAATTAAATCATAAACATTATGGGAGGTGTCCACATTTAAAATTTCATTTCTATTTAATTGGTATTGTCTAGCTATTTTAGAGATGTGCTTTTTGATAGACTTTAAATCTACATCTAAAGAAGTTTTATAAATAGGAACAGGAAAAAGACTGTCTATTTCTTTCATTAATTCTTTTTATAATACTATATTGTCAGAGTACCGTCTACCGTAAATGTGGCTATTTTTGAGGAAGCTGGGCCACATGCTAATGTATTACATCCTGGAGCTACGGCTAAAGCACCCGGTGCACATGCCGCTGCAATTCTAAGAATAACTATACCTCTACCACCATTTCCACCACCACCATTAGGGGATCCTGCACCACCTCCACCACCACCAGTGTTAACTGTTCCTGCTGTTCCTGCTCCACCACATGCATTACCAGCTCCACCACCACCTGATCCACCGGCTCCTGCACCTTGAGGTGCGGGATTAATTCCACCGCCGCCACCACCAGCGTAAGTTACACAAGCTCCTGAGATATTATTTGTTGTACCGGCACCGCCATCACCCCCTTTGTTAGTAGGAGGACTTGGTCCGGTTCCTGTTGTAGATGCATCTACTCCTGGAGCCGATGCTCCACCACCGCCACCTCCACCTGATGGTGGAAAGTCAACTCCCATTCCTCCTGGGTTTCCTTGTGGAGGACTTACAGGAGGAGTATTACCTGCTCCTTTATAAGCTGTATTAGTTCTCATGTCAGAAACACCACCACCTGATCCACCGGGACCACCTGCTCCTGCTCCTACTGGAGGAGAATTTGGTGTACTAGGTGTTCCTCCACCTCCACCACCAGTTGATGTAATTGGTCCTACAATAGAAGGTTCTCCACCTGCATCAGCAACGGGACCTCCTGATGGGGCCGGCGTTGCTGTTCCACCAGCTCCTACTTGAATAGTAAAATCACCCGGACCATCTAATGTAACTTTTGTTCCACCTGGCCAAGATGATCTATATCCACCTGCTCCACCTCCACCACCTTTATCTCTACCACCAGCACCACCACCAGCTACAACTAGATAGTCGAAGTTAACTGCAACTACGCTTGTTCCATCTGGCCATGTTCCTGCTACTTGATTTTGATATTGAGAGTCCATTGACCACACACCACCTGCTTTATTTAATTCTTTTACTATTACGATTCCTGAACCACCAGCACCTCCACATTTAGGAGCACTACCTGCGCCACCACCTCCTCCACCACCAAGATTAACTGTACCGGGTGTTGCTACACCTGACGGACCTGGATATGTTCCACCCTTTCCACCGCCTCCAGCTCCACCACAACCAAGACCATAACCTCCGCCACCACCTGCATATACCGTTGGAGATCCACTAACACATGAAGTTGATCCAGCACCTCCAGTGCCACCTGAAGTTGGACCGGGTGTACCTACTCCTGCAGCGCCCACAGCAGAAGCACCGCCTCCGCCTCCACCAGAGCATGCGCATGCATTTCCTCCAGCATATCCTTGGCCAGGCGTTCCAGCTGCACCACAGCTATAAGGTCCATTCATACTTGCACCACCACCAGATCCTCCGACAGTGGCAGCGGTACCGCAGTTTCCACCAGCGCCGCCTCCTACAGAAGGAACACAATTAAAACTTGAAAGAGAACCACCAGTCTGAGCAGCGCCTCCACCCCCTACGACAATAGTATAAGGAGTATTTCCACAAGCAGATTGACTTAAAAATTCTTGATATCCACCGGCACCACCACCTCCACCACCATCAGTTCCACCGCCTCCACCACCAGCGACTACTAAGTAGTCTAGTAATCTAGTGCCTGGTTGTGTAGTGACAGTTGTTGATCCAGTACAGGTTGTACTTGTAATTTTATTTTTACCGAAAGAAGTGTTATTCTTTACTCCGATTATGCCGCCGTTTATTGAACCTGCTGGCTGTGCCATTTGAGTCTCCTATGCGGATACCCAAGCTAAAGCTGATGCATCCCAATTGAAATTATTGACTGGATCTGAATCATCAGTCGCAGTCCATTTTTGACCTGCTTCATCCCAACTTATAAATTTTGGATCTTCTTCTGTTCCTGTATCAGTTGGTCGTGTAACTGGTGCTTGCCAGTCATCATTTTCATCTAATGCCCAAGATGTAAAAGGTTGAGGTGAAATAAATTTGTTTTTTGCAGCGTCAAAAGTATAACCTTTGCCGCAATATTGTTTTCTAAAATTATGATTGTAAGAAGTCTGTTTCCAGTTGCCACCTTTGAAAAAATTAACACACCATGTTTCTCCATCAACGTGCATATCATTTTCCCCTAAAGGTCCAGCTGCTGTTGTAACATCGTTGCCAACAACGACCACTCTTTTTACTATATTATTGCTATCTAGTTCTGCGAAATGTGCCATATTTATACTCCTTAAAATTTAATTTATATTATAATTTGTTTATAGTGTCAATGTCCCATCTACTGTAAATGTGGCTATAGTAGTTGATCCTGGCGCTGGTGCTGATGTATTAGTTCCTGGCGCCACTGCAAAAGAGCCTGGTTTACAGGCATCTGCAATTCTTAATATAACTATTCCTGAACCTCCTGCACCACTTATATCATTAGCTGGTTGACCATTCGTAAATGCTCCTCCACCGCCACCACCTCCAGTATTAACCTCTCCCGCTTCTGTAGCTTTACAATCGTCTCCAGCATCTCCACCACCTCCAGTGCCACCTAATCCTCCTGAACCTTGAGGTGTATAAGTACCACCACCTCCTCCACCACCATAAGTTACAGAAGCACCTGAAATTGAATTAGCTAAACCTGCTCCACCATTTCCACCTCCTGGATTTCCATTAGAAAGAGGAGAGTTTCCAGCTCCACCAACAGCACTTGCTCCACCTCCACCACCAGCTGAATATGGACTACCGGGGTGAGGACCAGCATCGCCACCATCAAAACCTTGAACGGGTGAAATAGGTGAACTTAAAGCTGGGGTATTTCCACTTCCACCGCATATTGCAGGATTACTAGCAGCTCCTTTACCACCACCTCCAGAACCTCCTGACGCTGCATTAGTTGGACCACCAGCTCCCTGCCCACCACCTGTTGCTGTAATAGATCCAATATAAGAAGGTTCTCCCGCTCCTCCTGCAGTATCTGAATCACCTGGAGGACCACCACTTGTTCCTCCTGCTCCCACTTGAACTGTGTGAGGTCCAGGTGCTAAAAATAATTTTGTTCCGCCAGGGAAGCTACCTCTTACACCTCCAGCGCCACCTCCACCACCTCTTTGGTTACTACCACCGCCACCACCAGCAACTACTAAATAATCTAAACCTATAAATGGGTTTGCTGTGCCTATATTTATATTTGTTGAAGCTTTAAATGTTCCTATATAATCTGTTCCGTCATAAGCTACAGGTGCACATGCACTGTCTGTTGTAAAAGAAGTTGGTGATCTTATAATTACGACTCCTGGACCACCTGTTCCACCATTTCCTGCAGAAGTAGGACTACAATCATCAGCTGAACCACCACCGCCACCACCTGTGTTTGCTGTTCCGGAAGTTCCTGCTGAACCTGGAGCAACACCACCAGCTCCACCGCCACCATTTCCACCAGCACCTTGATTAGGAGTATTTTGATCTCCACCACCACCTCCACCACCATAAAAAGTTGCAGTTCCACTGATTGCATTTGGTGCTCCGGCTCCGCCATTACCACCACCTCTACCTTTAGCGTTTCCTCCAACAGCAAGAACTCCACCGCCGCCACCACCATCTTGAGCAGATACTGCATTACCGCCAGCTGATCCTTGACAAGCTGTTCCAGCTGCTCCACATACAGGAGAACATACACCACCACCTCCTCCTGATCCTCCTGGACCAGCAGCTATATATGATGCACTGTGTTGTCTACCAGCACCAAAACCACCTCCCGTAGAAGTTATAGTTGAATAAGTTGAATCAGTTCCCTTTACGCCAGCAGTAGCAGGATTCCATATCATTCCAGCTCCGCCACCACCAACGGTTACAGCGAAAGTTCCATATTTTGAAGTTAGTGCGCATCCTTGAAGAGGAGCAGGTCCATAACCAGAAGCACTATAACCTCCAGCACCACCTCCACCACCTCTTATAACTCCACCGCCACCACCACCAGCGACTACCATGTAATCTTGAGTTGCGAAATTATAAACCCAGTTTGAATTTTTTACGAAATTGTATACGGTGTTCATTTGCCAAACACCGGGTGCAGATCCACATGCTGCACATCCATTAGTGACAGTATTAACAGGTCCAATTATTCCGCCATTTCCAGCCATAATTTAAACCTCCTAAACCGCTATAACTTCATATGTAATGAATAGTTCTAAATCAGATGCAGCACTCGCTCCACCTTTAAGAATATCGTTTTCTCTTAAATAAATGGGTGTGTCTGATACAACTAAAGAAGCGTCAGCTGGAACTGATATTGTTTTTGCTAAATAAATACTTGCTGCTCCGCCGGCAACTGTGCCTCCAAGAGAAGTTTGAATGTCAGTTGTTATAAGTAAATCTAAATCTGCAGCACTTGCTCCATCAACATTAGTACATACAATTCTATTAATTTTAATTAGTTTATCTGCACTAACAGTAAATAAAGTTGTAGTTAAACCTGTTCCTAATGCCCATCCACAACATTCACCATAGATACTTGCAACTGATACTATATTTGGATTTGCCATAATTTAATTCCTTTTGTTTTTTATCCGAAAATCATTGCCATTGCAATAGCTTTCCCGGTTGATATTCCTGCTGCCGCCGGAGTTACAAAACTCATTGCTCCTGACCCATCTGTTGATAATATTTGATCTGCTGATCCATCTGCTGCGGGTAATGTATAAGCTGGTTGAGCAGCCCGTGTGCCAGCGGATCCTCTAGTACTTACCATTCCGGAACTACGAATATCCGTTCCATCATGATAACAAAAAATATTACCATATTTAGGAATAAGTATCCCTGTTGCCCCTGTGACTTTAAAAGTGATTGTGTCTGTAGCACCTCTAGTGGTGCTATCTATAACTAAAAATGGTTTTAAAATATCAGCTGTTCCACCAGGAGAAGAACCTGATCCTGCTTCGTCAGCAATATCTAAAATTCTGTTTCCAGCAGTTGATCCAGTAAGTTGTATAATAAAAGCTCTACCATCATAAGTTCCAGTAGAGTTATCAGGTATAGTTAAAGTTCTATCAGCCGTCATTGCGATAGTGATCCAACCCAACGTATCTCTAAGATAATTTAAATTTAGATTAGTATTGGTTCCCCATGTACCGGCGTTTTCACCAGTAGTCATTAAGTTGAAACCCAACGAGTTATAATTTGATGCCATAAATCTCCTATGCTACGTGATCTACATCTGTATAAGATGTATTTCCTGTTATGTCAACATCACTATATGATGTATTGCCGGTAATATCAATATCTTTATATGCTCTAATACCTAAAATACCGACTGAAGCTGTCGCTGATAATCCCAGTCCAACTAAACTACCGTTTGTAAGTTGGGTTGTAGTAACAGTTCCAAGAGATGAGGCAGCAGATATACCTGTTAAAGTTTGTAAAGTTACAGGTGAAACTGTGAGCGTACCTAAACTTGAAGCAGCGGATAGACCTGTTAAGGTCATTGAAGGATTTGATGTAATATTTACCGATCCAACATCTGATTCAGCAGATCGTCCTAATCCAACTAAACTAGCATTTGTAAGTTGGGTAGTAGTAATGGTTCCAGGACTACCGGTATCAGCTGAAAGGCCTGTAAGACCCATGACATCTGCAGGAGCTAAAGCTCCAACGCTTGATGCAGCTGGAATACCTGTTAAAGTAAGTGTAAGACTTGAGCTTACGGTAAGTGTACCAGGAGTACCGGTATCAGCTGGAAGACCTGTGAGAGTCATTATCTGATCTGGAATTGTAAAACTTCCAACAGATGAAGCTGCAGATAAACCTACTAAAGTTTCGGTTGCACTATCAACAGAACCCCAACCATTTTGACCCCAGGCAAGTGTTCCCCACCCAGGTTGTAGGTATGCGTCTAAAGTTCCAAGAGTTGTTGCAGCTGAAATTCCTGTTAATGTAAGAGATACATCAGCTTGTTGTCCCCAAGCATTTTGACCCCAGGTTGTTAAGGCTTGATTCCAAGTATTAGCCATAAGGAAGAGCTCCTTATGTTATCTCAATGATTGCGTTGCCCGCTGTTTGAGCTGGAAATTCAATTGTAAAAGTTCCGCTAGTTACAGTTTTATCAGCACCAAAATTTATTGAACATACAGATTTGTTAGATGCGCTTGAATTATAAATTAAACAACCTCTGGCTGTGAATGATGCAGTTGATCCCCAACTTGTAGTCGCAAATAAACAACATGCACTGTCACCATTTACTACTGGTGTTGTACTTGTTAAAGTATTTCCACCACTTGAATAACCTGAACCTGTTGTTGTAACTTCGTATGTATCTGTAGGATCTGCAGTTGGATCAGAGGCTGCTGCCCATGCAGTTGTTGCTTTACCTAAACTTGCTGAATTACTTGAATACAGCGCTAATTTAAAGTTGTCTGTACTGCCAGTAAAATTGTGAACTTCTACTAAAATTTCTTGTTTGAAACTATTACAAATTTCCGATGCTATTGCCATAAAAATCTCCTATACTACGGGCTTGGTGATTTGATAGGGATCCGAACAGTACCGTCTGTATAGTCATCTCTTCGTCTTCTACCAATTTGTACACCCGCAAATTTTGCTACCTCTTGTTTATATTTATTCTCGTATAATGTCAACATATCCATTGGACCTTTTAAAAATCCATAAGCTTCTACGAGAGTAGCATATAATAAGCCCTGTGGAAAATACTGACTTACATAGGTTCCACTTGTCTGTGTTGCTAGGCTCTTAGGTACTTTATCAACATATATTCTAAATCTATAAGCTAGATCAGGAGTGGGAGCTATATATATCCCGCCTGAAGTAGTGTCTAAGGTACCTGTAGCACCTCCAAACATAGCATAATATTTAGGTAATCCAGTAACATCTTGGGCTGTTAAATTTCCTTCTGGCCCAGTTAATCTATCAGTATATTCTGACAGATAAGTTTGATCTTTTTTAATAAGCCATGTTCCTTTACCTTCTGTATTAGCGGTACTATTAAAAACTTCTATTCCTCTTACAAATACTGTTCCAGTAAGTCCATGGCTTCCGGAACCAGGAACATTTAAAGTATTGTCATCAGCTGCAAATTGACCTTCTTTTACGTATCTATATGCATCTAGTGGAACATCATAAAAAATTCTATATTCTGCATTTTCTATAAATCTACCGAGAATAGCACCACTTAAAACAGTACTACTTACTTCAGTATAACTTCTAATATCATCTTCTAATGCTGAGAGTGTATATCCGGCCATTATTTAACTCCCACCGCTGTTAGACAATTTGAACAACTTTTTTTAAATCTATTATGTTTGTCACAATGTAAGGGTCTCGGTTTAACTAGGATTATAGGTAGATCAGTTGAAGTATTTTTTACTACTTTCATCCTAGAATCTCCCACACTACCAAAACATTTCTTCCATAAAAATTTTAAAAATTTTATCATTACGGTCTATCGTTTACGGGTCCACCGAAAACGAAAAAGCCTCCTCCTGTTGCTGTACCTGTTGCAGCGTTAACTAATGTACAGGTAAAACTGTTACTATAAGTTTCAACACTATTAGCATCGTTCGTAAATGATGTTTCTACAATAGTTATTATATACGATCCATAAACTTTTGCACCCGAAGAATGAGAGCCAGCTTCTGTGCTTACTGGAGTTTTTCCATAAGAAGGAGCCGCAGTTCCTCTAGTACATCCAGTTAAATCATTACTGGACTTTCCAGTATATTTAATAGTTTCATTCACAATAACTCCGTCACTGTTTACTTTCTCAATCACAATGTACCCACTTGTAGGAAATTCTGATGCATCGGTTAAAGTAATTGTTGTAGCTGTAGAAGTAATGTCTCCATTTAAAGTAGTGTTTAATTCTAATGCAGCAATTGAAACTCCCCCAACAGGATCCTTAACCTGATAAAATCTTACTGCATCTCCAGTTTTTCTTTGGTGTCTATTTTCATTAACGGTTAAAGTAGTTGTTCCAGCAGTCGAAAAAGGAACAGTATCCAATGGTGATGGTGTTGGCAGAGCTGTTCTTGACGGTCTTGCATGTTGCAAAGCTTGTGGATCAGCACTTGTAGGTTTAGGTTGAAGTTGAGGTTGTTTAGGTTCAAATTCAGAACTATGAACCCACGCTCCAGTCCACTCCCTTACCATTTCGTTATAAGGAAATGCGAGTCCAGACCTATCTGAAATCATTAATGCATATTTACCTTGTGAAAATGAAGTCATTATGTTCCTGGGTAATAAATTTTAGGCGCTATATAAGTACTAGTCGAAGCTCCGTCTTCTGATAAAGCTCTAGCTAATTCATCTTCATATAACAGTTTCATTTCTTGTACTTTTTGAGGAGCAACCGGATTTTTTTGTGATAAAAAAAATGCTAAACCAGAAACCATACAAGGTACAAACCTATATGGAACATTTGTCGCATTTGTGTACGCATCCCCAACATCTTGAATTCTTCTTGTGTAATAAAAATTAATGTAATTACCATCTTCAGATGCACCTGGAGTTAAATAGAAAGTCATAGTAACTTTATCTATGAATCTTTGGACCCAGTATTGAGTAGGAAGGCCTTTAGCAGTTTTATTGGAAAAAGCTTGATACTGAGATCTGTTAATCTGAGTCATTGGAGTATCAACAGTAGTGGCTTTTACTCTATAATTTGCTTCTAATATATCATCCATTCCTCTTACAAACTGTAAAACAGCATCACTTGTACTATGGGTTGCGGCAGTTGTGCCATTAACACCTCTAATACATCCAGTTAGGTCTAAAGTAGATATTGCTGCGTAAGTAATTTCTTCAGAGTTAATAATAATAGTTCCTGAAGGAGGTAGTCCTGTAACAGAAGCTACTGGAATAGTTGCAACGGAGGCATTAATCCCTGCTGTTAAAGTAGTATTAATACCATCAGAAGTACCATCTGCAGCGGTACGATAAAAAGTATAAGTAGTTTGAGAATCAACTAAAGGAAGATTTTGATTTTCAACCTCCCAATAATGAAGTCCTCTATTACCCCATTCTTGA